ATAATTATTTATTTCCACTCAAAATATAACCTAATAGCAAATAACAATAAATACAATTCGAGAGAAAAATACTTATGGTATTTGCGAATATCAAAATCTACTTCAATTCCAACTCTCCAAAAATTCCATGCCCATTGCCACCATATCTCTTTATTAAAGCATGTGATTTTCATATTATTCACTCCTTTAAAATACCAATTTTTAATTTTTGTTTTTGCAATCTTTTATACATTGTTTCCGATAAAAAACATATTTTATATAAGTAGGCTTATCACCTACTTATATAATACCACAAGTTTTATATTTGTCAAGTATAATTTTATATTAATATTTTATAATTCTGAAATCATCACTCCACCATTCTTTTTTAGTTTTATCAATTTCGTAAATAGGTTTTCCATTATTATCTTTTCCAACAAATCTTCTTCCTGGTTTACATTTCATACTAATAAATTGTACTATATCACCTTTTTTAAATGAACATTTAACATAATCATTTTTAAATATTTTTATTTTAACTGTATTCCCATTAGACAAACCATATACTTCTGCTTCTACAACACCACCAATGTTTAAGTTTAATATATATCCCGTACCCTTCAATACATCGTATGTAGTTACTGGTTTTCCCATATATTCAATATCATATGCTATTTGTTCTGAAATTGGTATAGCCATATCTTCTACCGATTTTTCATATTCGTATAGTTTTTCTAATCTTTGCTTTTTGGTTTTATCACTTAAATTTTTAGTATACTTGTTCTTTCCTTTTGTAAATTCGTTAAATATATCAAGTAGTTTCTTATTTCTGCCATATTTCTTAAAATAATTGAGCTTAATGAATATTTCTATTTGTCTGCTATTTGCAGAAGAATTCTCGATTAAATCTACCAGCAAATCAACAAATGTCTTATGGTCTTTTTTGCTAAACTCAATAAGTTCATCTTTTATTTCTTGATTTATAAATTTTATATCACTTGGTGTAGATTTGGTAATACCTTTTGTTGCTTTGGATTCAATAAATTCTTTTAATCTCTTGTTCGCTAAGTCTATATAGTATTGTTTATCCAAGTAATCAGGTACTTTAACTCCAATAACACTATCATTATAAATAAAGCATTTATCAGGAGTATTTGCTATTTTTTCTATTCTTCCATCGACTTTTACCTTGTATACACCACATGCGTTTTCATCTTTCGATGCAAACACACGCAATACTTTTTCTTTGAGTTTTTCATTACCATACATGGCATACAGGTATTTATTTGATACTTTAACTATTTTTTGGAATTCTCTTAAATCATCGCATTCATTAATAGTATCTTCTATTGGTTTATTGTGTACAAAATATTCTATCAAGGCACGATTTACTATGGGTAAATCATAATCAATGTTGCTAAGTTTTTTAACATATGCACCTTTTGATTTATAATTACCTTCGGAATCTATAATAATATAATTATTAACATCTTTTTGATAAATTTTATTGTAAGTTTTCCATTCTAATTCTAATCTTACTCTCTGTTCCCATTTTTTTGCAATAGCTTTAACTTTTTCAGCAATTTCTATATTTTCTACTTTTAAAAATAGACCATCAGTATTTGATTGTACCAATTCACAATATGGTTCTACTTTATCTATCAAATCTAATAACAACAACTGTCCTGCAACACAAACATTATTTGCCATTAATGGGTCATACAAATCATTATGCTTATCTTTCGATGCTCCAAAAGTGCTATTGAGAACAATCTTATATGGTAATTGCATAGGATTTCCTTCAGCTTTCAATTTAAGCCTTGTATCTCTTATTTCTTTGTATTTACTTGGTTCGGTTACATTTCTACTTAAATAACCATATTCAATCATTATACTTGGATATAGGCTGGCAACATCACATGTTAATATAATTCCTTCTGCATAATAATTATCTCTTGCACCATGTAATCCACCCCATGCAAACGTATGTGGAACATCTGCTACTATTGTATTTAATTCTTTTCTATAATCCCTATTTTCAGGATTCATATACCAATCCACTATATGTTGATATTTTTCTGAAATTCTTAAAGTGTTTGGTATGGATATATTAAATTCATCATTTCTATCTTCAGTTTTTACAGCACCTAAGATATAAGCCGATAATTGAGCTTTTGTTTTATTGAACATACTCATCGGCAAATCAAATGTTTGAATAAGTGACAACTGGCTATCAAACTCTTCTTTCCTATTATTAAAAACTTCTATAGTTTGTTCTACGTCATGTGTACAATACATTATAACTTCGTTTATTTCTTCTTTTGTCAGTTTTCTATCTAAATCAAACGGGATAGATGATTCTTTAATCATACTACCCATAAAACCTTCTAATTGCTTTAGTGAATGAAAGCCAGTTGAAACATCGAAATTGTTTAAAGGAAATTCACCATCATCTCTTACTATTTGATAACCATTTTTCCCATTTATAACTATTTCTTTTGTGATTTCATACGGGTCTAATCCTTTAAGAATTCCCTTAAATATATGCTGGTCATATCCTCTGCTGTTGTAACCACAAAAAATATTATCTTTATTTTCATTGTAGAAATTTAATAATTTATTTTTATCATTTATAATTATAGTTTTTTCCCTTGTATCATAATCAATAAATACAACCAACCACAAGTATTTAAATACCTCAAAGTCATAAAATATCAGTTTCAATCGGCATCACCTTAGTCTTATTTTATTTATATACAATCTGTCCCAAATTTCTTTTCCTTTATCGCAAGGGGCGTCTTTATCGTCAAGCAACCCTTCTGTGTCGTAGATAACATATACATTAGTAAATTTGCATAACTTACTGAAATCTTTTTTAATTTGTTTTATAAGTACACCTTTATCTAAAGCTACAACAATATTACATTTTAATTCGAGTAACAAACGCATTTGATATTCATTTATCCTATTCGTTTCTAAAGATAATACATTACTAATTCCCCAACCTTCTAATTTCCACACACTTTTACTTCCTTCAACTATTATAACTTCATTTAATTCTTTAATTTCATCTTCCTTAAACGGTAATCCATAAAGAAAATCATTACAACCCAAAGGATAATAATATATGTATTTAGGTATTCCTAAATCTTTATAATTAGGGTACAAAGTCCTACCTTTTATATTGATAATATTTCCATACCTATCGTATATTGGAAAAACTGCTCTATTTGCTCTTTTATCGTATCTTACTTGATATTTGTCCATTACTTCTTGTTTTATGCCTTCTTCTATCCATTCTTTTATTGGTTCTTTTGAATATTGCAACATTATGTCTTGTGATAATATTTCATGTTTTACTTCTGACAATTTATTTCTAAAAGTAAATTGCTTTAAAAAAGTTATTATATTTGCTTCTTTTTTTAAATTACTTATGTCTAATTTTGAATAATCCAAAAGCATTTCTACTGCTTTTGGAAATTTTACTTTATGATATTCTTTTACAAAGTCAATTATGGTTGTACCCTTTCCACAACCAAAGCAATACCATATATTTTTTTCGGGGGACACACTAAAAGAGGCATCGGTTTCATCGTGGAAAGGGCATATACCAAAATAATCTTTGCCCCGCTGTTTTAAGTCAACGTATTGTCCTATATAATCAATTAAATTTATATTTTTAATTATTTCTCTTATTAATTCACCTGAATATTTCATGGCTTAAATAGGACTCTCCTGTGTTGCATGTTGTTGTTTAGCTTGTTCTATAGTTGCTAAATTACCGTTAAACACTAAATCTATATATTCGGTTTCTATATCAGCCATCTGTTCACCGTTACGATTCAACTTAACAAAGAGTTTATAATTACCACAATCTTCTCCATCTCTAATTAATTCTTCTTGTGTCTTTGGTATAAGGTTTAAAACTGTACTTGCGTATTGTTCTATTTTATAACTATCTGCTATTTCATTTCCTCTGTTTAACTGTGCTCCTGCTAATACTGCTAAATTTAAACCACCAGCTATGTCATTCTTCAAGAAATTAGTCTTATTTCCTAAGTCATTATATTGTTCTGTGCTATTACTTGCATTGCTCTTTAAGTAGTCGAATATAACGAATTTTAAACCTATTTTATACTGTAGTATTTTACATGTTGTATATATTTTATCTTCTGTCCAATTTGGACTATACATATGTACAAACGGTACAGATTTTATGAAATTTAAAGCGTCTTTTATTAACTTTTCTTCTGTTGGAGAATAACTGCCTGATTTAATCTTATATACGGGTACTTGTGCTAAATGTGCTATCATTCTTTCCATAAAATTTCTACTTGACATTTCTGTATCAAGATAAAGTGTAGGTACACCATTTTTTAATTTGTGTACACACTCATTTAACATGAACATTGATTTTCCTGTTTTTCTTGGTGCTGCAACAACAATTAACTCGCCTATTTCATAAGGACAATATTTATTTTGTAATTCAAACTTAGAAGGTATACCGTATAATTTTCCACCATGCTGGCGTTCTTTTGTTTCCTGCCATAATGCATCTATTTTTTGTCCGAACAGTTCTATATTTTCTGCTACTATATATTCTTCTGCTAACGCATTAAGAGAATTATATACATACGTATTTAAACTTCCTAAATCATATTTATCGTCAAAACAGCATTTTTCAAATTCCTGCAATCTCTTATACAAGTCACGTTTAAAAGCTAAAGTCACAACCTTGTTTGCAATTATTTTATATTCATCTATTGTATCTCTTACCACATGTTTAGACAAATCTATTAGTTCGTGTATAAAATTAGCACCAAATTTTTCTATAGTTTTTTTAACACCTTCTTTGCTATTTAGCATTGTGGATAAATTAAAAGCGTCTATATTATTTACACCTGATTTGTATAATTTATCTATAGCCCAATATATACAACCATTTTCTTTATTATAAAAATGTGAAGGTTTTAGATATTCGCTGTGCAATATAAATTCAGGATGATAAATCAGAGTTGCTATTACGCCAGATTCAGCTAACGAATCACAAATTGCTGAAATATTCAAATACATCACCTCTCAAAAATTTTGCTCCATGAGTTGTTTTCAATAGTTATATTGAATTTTACTTCGTTGTTTGCTGAAACGTTTGTTGTTTTTATTTTGCTGTTAATTTCCCTTGCTTTTTGCTTCATATATTCTTTTTTTATATTGTTGTTGTTTATTATATAATACATACCAGTGGCATGATTAAGCGATAATTTATTTTCAATAACATATTTTAAAGCAAAAAGCAGAAAATCACTGGAAACTTTTTTATTTTCAATAATATTGTTTATTACTCTGTTTAACAAAGAAATAACTTCTGTAGGATTTATATGTTTAAGAAACAATTCTCGTATTTCTTCTTTATTATTTATTTCTTTTAAACACTCTGAATGATAATATCTGTTTCCTTTTTTGACTGCTATACTTTTATTTACTTTTCCACCCACTTTACATTGCTTATATGCACATTTATATGTTTTATCTTCCATCAAAGATAATCCCCTTATAATTATTAGTTTATAGGGAGATATTGAATCTCCCTACAATAACTAAAATGGTATTTCTTGGTCGTCTATTTCCAAACCAAATTCTTCAGATTTCTCATTGTTTAATGAAGTATTAGAATAGTCTTTCTTACTATCTGCAAAATAAGCTTCGTTCGCAAGTATTTCAGTTGCATAATGTTTATTTCCTTTGTTGTCATCCCATGTTCTAGTCTGAATACTTCCTACAATAGCAACCTGCATACCTTTTGTAAAATATTTACCACAAAATTCTGCTAATTTATTCCACGCTACTATAGGAATAAAATCAGTTTCTTTTTGAAATTTTCTGCCTACTGCCAAAGTAAAATTACATACTGCTGTATTATTATTGTTTATGTATCTAACTTCAGGGTCTTTTGTAAGTCTACCCATCAAAATAACTTTGTTCATATAATTCCTCCTTGATTTTATAATCCTAATTTTTTTACCATTTCTTCCGTTAAAGGAATTGGTTTAATAGAATACTTTTTGTAAAAATCGTTTTCACTCATGTTGTGCAATTGAGTGTGGTGAGTACGACATAGTGGTATAGCTTTTCTTCCTACATGATTAATTTTGTTTCTGTTGTTGCCCATTTGAATTTTGTCATCAAGGGCATGATGTATATCTGCTATATCACCACATACCGCACATCTACGGTATAATAAACACAAAGAAATATAGCTTTCTATATTATCTATCCTATTTACTGCATAATCACTTAACGGAATATTATATTGTAAACAAAACTCTAACAGATAAGCAAGAAATTTTCTTGCTAAATCCATAGAACATTCTGGAATACAGGTTAAATTTTCATTATGGCTGATGTTGAAATTGTCTATCAACAATTGTTCGGTTTCCTTCTCAAAATAGCCTAAATAATTTGCAATGTCTTTTATAGTGAGATATATTCGTTTTTGTTGTTTAGCACTAATCCTTCTACTATCGTCTAATTTTAGATTGCCTGTTTTAGTCTTATATCTCATTATCTCATCTAAAATTTCTTTATCCCGAACAAAAACTTTTAGATAGACTCCATCATCAGCCTTTTTATATTGTTTTATCTCAAAGGGATGCATATTGTCCCTACACCAATAAATAGTGATAATCCATTATTTCTGCGGTTTTTACACTTCTACAATATTCACATTTACCACATGGTATAGGCTCTACCTTGCCTTCCTTCAGTGCTATAATTCTTGGTAAATGTTCTTCTATATGCCACATTACAGCCTGCATATCACTTAAAAATCCATTGTATATTGCCTTGTCACATGGTTGTTGTTTTGTAACTACAACTAAGTATGGCTCTAAAAAATCTTCTCTACCAGTAGCAAGTTTCTCTATCATGGCATATACACACATTTGAAAATTATATTTATAATGTTCAATAAAACTTTCATATACTTGCAGTTCTTTGTTCCAAAATTTGTCGTATAAATTAGCCATTACTTTTAAATCAGAGAAAAAACCTGCTTCTGGATTATAATTGTCCATTTTAATTTTCCAGGGTACACCAAATAAATCAGCAGTAAATATAACCTGCTTTTGTCCTGTAAGATATGTACTAAGATTTATATCATCTTGTATAGTTTTTATACATTCATCGGCTACACTAAATTTAGCAAGTAATACTTTTTCATCTTTTTTTCTACTATTAAATAATTCTGGATGTTCTTCTTTGAATTTATCCAGCGTACCTTCACACCATGCATCTACATAAGAACCGATAAGCATAGCATCTGTTGGCGGCGTTTTATATCCTTGTAATTCTGCTAATGCTTTTGCTTCGCAGTCACAGAAATTTTTGTATTGACTCACACTAAGGTAGTATTTGTCTGCCTCTAGAGAATAATAATTTTCAGCGGTTAAAAACATAAATATACCTCACCTTACTTGAAATATTCTTCTTTTTTGTTTTTACCTGATTTTATATTACTATATACAACACTCAATTTGCTTAATTCAGCATCGTTGATGTTTTCTACTTTTTTACCAATAAATTTTTCTATTTGTTCTTTTGACACATCGAATTCTTTTTTGAATACATTTACCATATCATTTACTCTGTCTTTAGTAGATTTTTTTATATTTGTATTTTTATTAGTCTTTGATGATCCCTTCTGTAATTCAGTCATTTTGTTTGAATCATAATCATCATCATTATCTGCTATATT